GTATAAGCCCAGCAGCCGCAGCGCTGGGGGCGTCAACAGCAGCCGCAGCAGCCTCGGCACCACCCAGCAAGAACCCCGGCACAGCAGGGCGGGCCTGACCCGTTGTGAACGCCTCAAAGCCAGACATACCCTCTGGAAATACCATGGGGGCGATTTCACCGCGCCGCAGACCAGCTTCTTCGTCGCTGCCACGCAAGCCTTCAATAAAGTCAAAAATCCCCGCAAACGGGCTGTTTGCGCGGCGATACCTGCGCAGCATGTCATCACGCTGATCGCCAGTGTATCCCCGTTCAGCCAGATAAAGCTGAAAATCGCGGGGTGACATTTCAAAGGCGTTCATCTCTTCATCCCACCGATTTCTGACCCTTGCAGCCCCACGCTTTGCGCCGGACCTTAACCTTGGGGGTGCGCTTCTGGCTCACCGTCCGCGCGCAGTACGCATCGCCGCGCTTCGTGCCGGGATACGACACGCGCTTGTGCGTCTTGCCCTCGCTGTCCTTGTACGTCGTGCCGTCGGCATACTTTTTACTTGGACTTTGCTTTTTTCGCACCAGACTTCCCCCTCGCAACCTTCAGGTTCGACCACGCATTCGGATACTTGACCCCACGCGCCTTCGACATCGCCTTGGCGCGGGACTTTTGGGATGATGTCAGCTTGGCCATGGTTAGTAGCCCAGTGGGCGAAGGCCCATGCGCTGCCGGAAATCATCGACGGTAGTGGGCTGCGGACGCGACGACTGGTAGTAAGGCAACCCATAAGGCTGCGACAGCCCAGAAGGTGGCAGAGTTCTTCCATAACGGTCATCCATGGGAGAATATGACGCCTCTGCACCAAAGGAAGGTGCAGAGCCAGTTCGGGGAATACCGGGTAAGGCACTTGTATAAAGTGCGGTCTGCGCGCTTGGGCTTGACCTCTGGTCTAGTATTTCAATTTCTCGCTGCGTTGGCTGGTCTCCAGCCCTTGCTTCATACTGGTCCGGGGAAACACCAAGCTGCGCGGCAAGGTAATCCACGTCCGACTGCGTCAGAAGCGAAGACGCACCCAAGGGCGCATAATCCTGCACAGGCACACCCGGCGCAGCCGTATTGTACGGGCCAGCTACCGCACGCTGCAGCATCTGCATGAACGGGTCAGTTGATGGCAACAAGGACGCCTCGACAGGAATTGGACCGCTCACAGGAAGCGTAACACCATAATCTTGCGCAGCGCTGGTCTCCCCGGCAGACGCAGCATTCAGCGCGGCATCCACCGCCCTCTGCGTACCACCAGTGCCGCCCAGAAGGCCCGCAGGGCGCATCTGTGGGCGCAGGGATGTCTGAGGTGCCAGATTGTCTTCAAGGCGCTGACGGTAGCCCGCAGGGCGCACACCAATGGCGTTCAGCAGCCCGCTGAAGGGGCCACCCTGAAACGTGTCGCCGGAACGGCCCGGACCGCCGCCGTCAATCATGTCACGGCCAGCAGAAACCCACTGCCCCGTCTTGGGGTCAGTGTAGCCGTAACCATTAAACCCACGCTGGCCCTGTGGGCCGGGTGCGGCAGCCATGCGCTCGGTGTAGCCAGCCGGGCGGACACCCATTGCGTTCAGTCCGGCGCTAAAAGGGCCGCCAACAAATGTCGGGCCAGAACGACCGGGGCCGCCACCATCAAACATGTCTCCAAAGGACGTGTAGCCGCCGCCACCGCCATCACCAGCCACGCCCAGCAAGCCAGCGCCCTCGCCCATGGAGACACCAGTCTGGCGGCCTATGCCGCCCTGACGCTTGTCTTCAATCGTGTACTTGCCAGAGTACCCTTGGTCAGACAGGTAATTCTCAACCTCACCAATGCTGCCAAACGACTGGCCGTCTACGCTATAGGTCGTAGCCATCACTTACCGCCCTTCAGGCAGCGACCAGCCGCCATGCACTTGGACTTGCTCTTGCAGCCCGCGCAGGGCGTAAAACGCTTCGTGGTCGTGCCGTACTGCATGCCAGCGGCCTCCAAAATTCCTCAAGGTGGTATCACTATACCCCATCAGTCAAAATAAAAAAAGGCCGCGCAGTTTCCCGCACGGCCCTGACTTAACGGAGGAGGAAAGGGCGCATGGAGCACGCCCACAACAAACCTACCAGATGGCTACAAATCAGACAATCCCACGAATATTGCGCCGCAACGGCTTCTTCCAGCCGCCAGCCGCCGCCAAACCATACGCCATCGTCGTGTGATCGGTCGCCAAACTCAAACAAAACGCATCAGCACGGTCAGGCGACTTCAACCCACGCTTCTTCATGCTGTCCTTCGACTCAACCTGAATTTTACCATTGCTGCTGAACGTGTACCTCGGAGCCGCCAATTCCGCGAACAACTGGTCATCTTTCGGCAACTGAACATCCCGGTTCTCCAGCCACTCCTTGGCCTTAAACCACAATTCACTGCGCAAATTGTTATACAAACCAACAGCCGCAGGACGTTCGCTCACATTCAAACCCCGCGCAGGTAAACCCAGTTCGCGCAACCGATCCAGAACGCCAGACCCCAAGCCAATGCTATCAACAATAATCTCCACTGGCCGCTTGGCAGGCGGTGACGTGTCATACTCCACCTTCACAGCACCCACCAACTGCATCAAATCCATCCCCTGCCACGTCTTCAAAGGATGAACCACCGGACCCTGCCGCTTACACAACACGCTGCTGTCATTCCCATGCCGGGCAACATCCAACCCCCAGATCGGCATCGTAAACTCATCAATCTCAACCTGATTGGCCATCGCATAGTCAATCAGATGCACAGGAATAACCGTGTCGTCCTCGGCAGGCGGGAAATTACCCAAGACACGCACATGGTACGCCGGGCTGTTCTCGCCGTAACGCAGCTTCATCTCTTCCACAAAGTCATCCGAAACTCGGGGGCTTTCCACGCAGGACACATGCATCGTGTACCACTGGTCACGCAGCCGGTGGTGCGTCTCATAAAACAAACCACTGTTTCGCGTCGGGTTCCCAGTCAGGATCGTCGTCGCGCTGTGACCAGACATCGATCCCGCCGCGCTTTCAAAAACAGCCTCGGGGACACCACTGGCTTCGTCCGCAATCAGCAAGACGTGCGGGCTGTGAACACCAGCCAAGGCTTCAGGCTGTTCCGCACGGCTGGTCCGACACGAAATAAAACAATCCGCATTCCGACCCTTCAATTCCACGCGGTCACTCTTGACCTCCAGAAGGTCGTGAAACGGCGGCTTAATCTCCCGCACCAGCCTCTTCACCTCGGCGAACAAGGCGTCGAATAACTGCGCAGATGTCGGGGCTGTCATCACCACCTTGCCGGGGACACGCCACAAGACATGCCAGATCGCAGCCATCGCAACTGCCGTGGACTTGCCAACGCCGTGGCCGGAACGGACGCTGATCCGCCGCTTCCTCGGGTCTGCAATGACGCGCAGGAATTCTTCCTGCCATTCGTCTGGCTGGATACCCAGCACCTCCCGCGCAAAAGTCACGGGGTCGTTACCATACCGCTTCGCAAGCTGCAGGAACGGGTTTTCGCTTGGGTTTGTGGCTGATCTCTCCATGCTGGCAGTTTTGCAGAAAATTTTTCTGGCAGGCAACTGAATTGATGATCGTTAAGGGGGGGGTGGGTTACTCCTTGAATTTTAGGCGGATCAGTCTGTCGGAACCGCCTTAGCAATGACCCCGCCGCCGCGATCAAAGGGGGGGGGTATTTTGCTGCGCCGCAGCACAAAACCCTGCCTGATTTGCGCCGTAATCGCATAATCGTGATTATGTTAAATCGGTTTCCTTTTGTTTTCAGTCACTTAGCATTTTGCTTAACATAATACCGGCCCAAATGCGCAGGCGTTCTCCCTATGCGTGCGCCATTGCGGTCGCGCAGATGCAGCATCCATGCTGCGGCGCAGCGCTCCGGCGCGCGGGCGCAATCGCCGCCGGTGCGTGCGATTGCGTGGTGCGTTCATTGGCGGATGCAAATAAATACCTTGCATTGCGTTTGCCTTTGCAAATAGACTGGCAACAGGCGGCGCGCTTCGCGTCGTCGTATCGCGCGACCGGGAAAACCCGGCGCGCATAGGCAAAGGGAAAAGACAATGTTTCATCTGACAATCAAGAGCCGCAACCAAAAGACCGGGCCGATTCCGGTTTCCACATCCACCGCGATCACTTGCCCGGTGTCTTGTCCATTTAATAACGGTGGCGGATGCTATGCCGCATATGGTCCGCTTGCCCTGTTTTGGGCAAAGGTCACAAGCGGTGAAAGCGGAGATGATTTCGACCAGTTTTGCCGCCAGATTGCCGCTTTGCCAGATGGTCAATTGTGGCGGCACAATCAGGCTGGTGATTTGCCCGGTGAAGGTGACGCGGTAGACGTAAAGGCCTTGCGCAAGCTTGCCAAGGCAAGCAAAGGCAAGCGCGGCTTTACATATACACACAAGCCATTGCGGAGAAAAGCGGAGCGGCAAGCGGTGGCGGATGCATGCGCAAGCGGCTTGGTCATCAATCTATCTGGCAACAATCTTGATCACGCGGACAAGCTTGCCGCGCTTGGCATTGCCCCGGTGGTGGCGGTGGTGCCATCTGACACCACCGAAAACACGAAGACACCGCAAGGCCGCAAGGTGGTGATCTGCCCGGCAACAATCCGCGACGATATCTCTTGCGCAACTTGCGGCCTATGCGCGCGCATGCGCGATGCAATCGTGGGATTTCCCGCCCATGGTCCGGGCAAGAAAAAAGCGGACAAGGTGGCGGCATGATCCGCGACGCAATCGGCTTCACAATCTTTTGCGCGGCGTTTTATGCCGCGCCATATCTGGCAACGATTTTCTGAAAGGGCAAAATCATGACAATCAACAAAGCAATCCGCCACGCGGTCGCAACGGTCCGGATGCATCCATGGGGCGCGCGGTCGTATATCGTTGAAACATATTGCCCGGACCGGCACGCATGGATGACAAGCCCGCAAATGCCATTCCACGCGGCGCGGGAATGCATGACGGAAAAGCGTCACGCGGTCGCGCTTGTCGCGCTTGGCTGGACAAAACGCAACGCAGAAAACGCGGCATATTATTGTGCCGGACCGTTGCGCGACCGGGTGACGGCAAGCCTAAAAAATTGATTGCAGCAAAGCGCGCCCGGCATGCGGGCGCGTCATGGTGCAATCAAATGAAAAGGAGACACCAAATGAAAACAGTTTTTACCGGCAGCGAATTGAAAGCGCTTTACGAAATAGTGACGCAAGATATTGAGTTTTCGCAACCATGCGGCGCGGATTTGGCGGACGTGGAATATACGCGCTTTTTGGCATATCGTGCGAGCGCTTACCAAAAGCTGCGCGAAGCGGTGGGCGCGGCATGACGCCTGACGACATAAAACGCGCGCGCGGCGCGCTTGGCCTAAGCGCTGCCGATTTAGCGGCAATGTTGGAGACTGACGAAAACACATTGCGGCGCATGGAAATGCGTCGCGATACCAAAAACGCGCGGGAACCGGCGCGGCGCATGGCGCGTTTGCTTTCCGCATATCTAGACGGTTGGCGTCCGCCAGACTGGCCAGAATAAACCGCCAGACAATCAAAACAGAAAACCCGCCCGGCAATCGCCCGGCGGGTTTTTTCGTGCGCATTGGCAAGCGCAAATTGCCGCGCGTGGCATTGCGCGCTTGTATGCATGACGCGCCGGGCGGAATTGAATTGCGCCGCGCGCCGATACAATCACACGCAAGACGATATTCGCATTCGCAGCATTCGTGCTGCGCCGCAGGGCTGTGGACCGCCTCCCATGACGAAATCTTGTCTGGGAATCTGAAAACTGAAAATTCGGAACGGGTTTCAAAACCCCACCCCCCATCTTAGTTTTCGGCATCCTCTTCCTCAACATCGGTCACGTCTTCGTACACCGCATCGATGACCGCACGTTCAGCCTCTTGGCTTATCAGAGCCGCCGCTTGGCTATGCAGGTCTTCCACCCGGAGCGTCACGGTCGTCTCTTTCTGCCGCGTGTCGTAGACCGTATTCAGCTTGCTTGCGATCCACTTGTCAGTATCCACCTGCAGCCGCGCCACGTTCACGGTCTCTGGCGTGGCCATCTGCGCCGTCTCCACGGCCCTCTGGGCGTATGCATGGCCAGCCAGCTTCAGCGCCTCATCGTACCGCGCCTTACGTCCCTCTTCGTTCTCCAGCCACTTGTACCATGTGCGCCAGCCCAGACCCCACTCAAGGATCATCTGGCGCACGGGACGGCCAGATATGATTTCTTCGAAAATCACATCTTCACCAATTTCGTCCAACTGCTTGATCCGTTCTTTGGTGATCCGTCCCATCAGACCTTGCCCTTCAGTTCAGCGGCCAGCGCCGCATATCCAATCAAATCAATCACGCTGTCTTCTGTGTACCCCTCAGCCAACCGCGCGATCTTCACGTCGGCCATCATCACGCAGACTTGCCACGGCTCCACATCCACCCGCAGCAACTGCGACCATCGGTCAGCGATCCGCTGGAAATTCACCTCAGGTGGGCCGTAGTCCTTGTTGCGGTCGCCATGGATCAGCGTGGATGCCTGATCCAGCGCGTTCTGTCGCACTGTCGTCATTGTATGGTCTCTCCATCCTGTTCGGCGATCATCGCTATCGCATGCAGCATGCCTCGCATCAGATCGGCCAGATCATGTCCGTCGTTCTGGAAGTGGTCAAAATAATCCAGTGCCAGATCGACCTCTTCACTGACATCGCTGTCAGCCTTGAATATTATCTGAAAGTCCTGCATGTCGGCACCCCCTTTGGCTGACCATGCAAGTCTACCATCGGTCCGTCAGAACGGAATAGGGTCATCAACGTCTTCGCCGTCGATCCTGACGCCATCCACGTCCGCATTCGGGAAAGCCAGCTTGGCCGCGTCAACCATCTCGCCCAGCTTCGTCTTGCGGTACACCCTGATCGCCATGGCCACCTCACGTCTGGTCAGCAGCTTCATACCCGGATGCTTGTCCTGCGCCCTCTGCCAGCCTCTGTCGTCCAGCAGAATGCCAAACTCATGCCCATCGACCTCGACCAGCAGGACGTTGTCAGATGCAGGCGTGTGGCCCGCCTGAACGGCCTCTGCGTCCATCACTGCCAGACCTCTCATGCAGACCGCCGCTCTGGCTGCCACGACATCTGGCTTCTCCTCCTCGATGGCGGCATTCAACTTGGCCAGCGCGCTGCCGTACTTTTCAGCCGTCTCGGGACTAACCAGATCGGGCAGCCTATCCACCCCCCACTTGTAATCCATCTCGCGGGCCATCTTGTCGAACGGTCCTACCGCCATGTCGCACCTCAGTTGCTCTGCCCTGACTGCCTGATGCAGCAGGATGTCATCCAGTTTTTTGCGCTTGGGTCTGGGCTTTGCTTGACCACCAGCTTTCTTCTTCACGACTGCCATTTTCTTCTCCGTTTTGGCTGCTTGGCTGTCCGAGTGTCCGGTGGTGGGGTTCTAAAGAAACCCCCCCAGCCAGACAGGCACACTTTGGCGTTTATCTTTACTGGGTGTCCGGCGGCCTCCGGACAGCCAAGCCATTGATTTACTGAACAAAAAACGGCCTCTGTCCGGCAACTGTCCGGCGAAGTGGCTGGTAAAAGATTGAACGTCTTCCTGAAGGCCGCCGGACACCCCGCCGGACAGTCATTCACCGGCATTTTGAGCCTCCAAATAATCGCGTCCGCCGTCCGTCAGAACGTATGTTTTGGCGTACCGCTTGATGAGTTTTTCGTCCTTGGCGGTCTTCACAATCTGATCCATCCGCCAGCGCGAAATCATAAACCGCGCCGCGCCTTCTCTGACGGACACTGGCTGCCCGGCTTCCACGGTCAGCAGGTAGTCTCGCAGGACGTGGTCATTCACTGCCTCGCGGCTGCTACGCTCTGACACCGTCTCTGGTCTGCTGACTGGCAGCTTCAACGGGGTGCCATGCACGTCAGTCAGGTGGTCGAACTGCCTGACCTCCATGACCCATTCCATTGGGTCGAAGCCAGCGCCTCTGAACTTCTGGGAATGGTGCAGCGTCTGGCTGGATGCGTCCTGCGACCAGACTGTCAGGTTGCCATCGATCTCGTTCAGAAACGCGCCACCGCCGCGTGGGACTAGGTTGTCTTTCTGTGGTGTCTTTCCAGCCGGGTGGGCGATGATGATCTGCGCGGGCCGCTGTGGGATGTCGCACAGCCTGCGCATCTTGTGGGCCATTTCCACCATCTGGGTGTTGTCGTTGTCATTGTCGCCTTCGAAGAACGCCTGCAGGCTGTCCACGATGATTAGCTTCAGGTCTGGCATGGCTGCCAGCTTGGCCCGCAACACATCTGTCCACTCCTTGATGCTGAACCTGCCTTGCACAAAATAGATCGGCACGTCGGCGGGTTTTAAATCTCTGGCTGCCAAGGCTGCGGCGTACTGCCACTTCACATTGTGCGGGTTCTCGCCCGCCAGAACTAGCACGCTGCCTTGGCTGGTGTCCCTGTCGGAGAACATCTCGCCTGTGGCGACACTCAGTGCGAACTGCAGGGCGAGGGTGGTCTTGCCGTGGCCTGCGTAGCCTGTGAGGCTGTATGTGACGCCAGTGGGCAGCAGGCCGTCGATCAGGTACTCCAGTGGCTTCAGGTCGGCTAGGAACGCCTCGCTGCTGTCGATGGGGAAATCCTGAATGGTTGTCGGCGTGACTGGCTGCGGGTCCGGTATTGGCTCCCTGGCGCGCTGTGCGTCCGTCCGATGCTTCCTACCTATCTCTGACAGGTCGGCCCCATATTCCCGTGCGTAGTGGAAGATCGTACTGTACGATACGCCACTGCCTTTGAACGACCGCCACTTTGCTTCGACCTCTCTGGCATTGTATCCTGCGTAGCTGGATGACCAGTCTTGCGCGACGTACAGCCCGGCTGTCGATCCGTTGTAGTAGTCGTGCAGGGCCATCAGCACTTGCACCCAGTCGTCGTGGCTGAGGTCTGCTGGTATATACGACAGGGCTTCCTTGACGGCCTCTTCCTTTGGTGGGCCGTCGTTCAGACCTGCGTAGCTGCCAAGGTCGATCTTGAATGTTGGTTCCTGTCGCGTCAGCAGTGGCTCCTGCCGGTCATCCACACCCGCCCATTCCTTGATCTGCTGGTCGGCCCAGTCGCGATATTCCTGTACCTCCCATTCGCCAATCATGCGCAGATCGCTGATGGGTGTTTCCCATAGCTGCTTGCCCGGCCAGTGGTATGGCTTGCCTGTCTTGGGGTGCAGCCCATACGCCACAATTTGGCCAGACTTTGTTCTCACCTCGACTTGGGCCTCAAGGTCGCCCTTCTTGGCTTTATCCGTATTCCTTATCGTGTACGGATTGTCGGGCAGCCGAAACACGAAGGCCGTCTTGGGGGCTTGGCCGACGCGTTCCAGCGTGTTGGGGAACCTGCTGATCCATTCGTCCCGCAGCTTGGCGGCCAGTTCTGGGCAGTACACATCGATGTCCACGGCACCGAGGTTGTCGTGCTTGATCCCGATGACGATGCCCTGCGGTGGGAAATCACGGTTGATGGCTTCCGGCGTGGCTTCGTACTGTTCCCACTTTGGGAACCGTGGGCCTTTGCTGCCCGGCTGGATAGGCACCGGGTGGTATCCCAGTTCAGCGATCCTGTGCGCCAACGCTGTCATATTTTGTGGCTTGCTGAACACCTTATCCATGATATTGTACCCCCGTCATGGTCTTCTTGTCCTGATGTCTCTCTGTTACTGCCCCCGGCGCTGCTGACGCCGGGGGCTTTTTCTTTTGCGGATCAGAATTCCATGTCGTCGATGACGGCAGGCTGGATCGGCGCAGGCTGCGCGACCGGTTGGGGTGCAGGCTGCGGTGCTGGTGTGGGTTCCAGCGCGATGCCTGCCGCAACGCCTTCCTTCAGACAGTCGGGGCGATCCACCCACTGGGCGACTTCCAGCACGGGGACGACGGTCGATCCGCGTTTGAACTGCAGAAGCTGCGCCTGCGTCATCTTCACCAGAGGCAGCTTATTCGGATCGGGCCGCTGCGACAGCGCGGGAACCAGACCAGTCAGCGCCTGCCAGACAGCCGCGCCTGATTGTTCCCACGTTGCTACCTGACCGCCGCCGATGGCGCACTTGACGGACATGCCCTTCTTCCACTCTTCGCCGGGGCTGGCCATCATCTGGCTGGGGGTTGGGTTCCACTTCCATTCGGGAGCGATCCCTGCGATGCCTTCAGACTTCTGCCAGCCTGTCTTCAGGCTGTCGATGTCCATGACGAAACCTTTCGACATGTCGTGCGCGCGCTTGTTGCTGCCGTCGCGCACAAAGAACGACTGCGCAGGCACGCTGCCGTCTTGGGTTCCGCGTGCGGACCACGCGAGGTATGGGCCGGATGCTCCGTCGTTGCCGAGATCGATTGCAAACATTTTCTTGTCCTTTGTCGTATTGGCCGTTTGGGCCGATTGGATGCCGCTGTAGCCCAGCGGTCAGGCATTCACGGGGTTAGCCGTAGAATTGATCGCGAAGGTTTTCCGCGCCGCGCCAATAAAAAGACGATGGGTTGTGCGGGACGATCAACCGAGCGGTTTCCTTGTCTGTGTGACGCAGGAACGCTTCGATGCGGGTGATCTGTTTCTTTGCGGCGGCCAAGGTGGTTGCCACGTCGCCGTCTTCCAGCATGGCTGTCTTCTTCGCGCTGACGTACAGGAATTTGACACCCATATTGCCCTTTGCCCTTTGATAGATCGCCCGCTGAAGCTGGTGTTCAGCGGACATTGACGACGGTATCCTCGTCGTTGTCTTTAAGTCAATCACGACGCCGTGCTGCGGGAAGACCAAGTCCAAGTACCCGATGACCGGGATTTCCCAACCGTCGCCTTTGGCGGTGATGCTGATTTTTTCCTGACCGCCTTCCTCTGGAAATTCGGGCCTGCCGTATTCCATCAGTTCTTCAATGGCCAGCTGGATCATCGGCTGGATCAGTTCGCGCTCTTTGGTGGTCGCGTCATCGCCAATCAGGAACCGCTTGTCGAATTTCTCCAGCGCCATCTTGATCGCGTCTTGTTCTGATCCGCCTTGCAGCGTGGCAACCACCGCGTCCTCGACGCAGATGCCACGCCACGGGGCTGGCCCAATTGGGGTGCGCAGGCCGTGTAGGTATTGCATGACCCAAACGTCCGGTGCGTTTGACCAGAGATTGATCGACGATGCCGACAGGTGGTCGATGTTGTGCTTTTCGAAACCGTTCATTATGCCTCCGCATATTCTGCGAGGACATCGACCACTTCAGCCTGTGTCATCCCGCCATTTGTTTCGTTGATGCCTTCCTGAGCGGCGGCCTTGAAGTCAAACATGCTGACGCTTGTCAGACCATTTAGGCCGATTGAGACATGGTATCCGTTCCAGTTGAACTTGCGCAAACCTCTAAAGTGCGACTTAACCCACGTCCCGTTGCTGCGTTGATGTGTCCGCACAATGTGGAAGATGCGCTTGGTGCTGCCATTTTCATTAACCGTCTTGTCTCTGTCGGCGAAGAAATATGGCGTGCGCTCCATGTCCACGGCAAAGGCGACTGTGCTGTCTCCATTATTGACGCGGACAGTTAGGCCGTTGTCTGTGTGGCGCGAGAAATTGACTGTAGACCAGAACAGAAAGTTAGCCATTTCTTCATGCGTGTAACCGTTCTTTTCGGCCATCTCCATGAACGCGGCAGGCAGGCTCCATTTCATGCGGACGGCTGGAGTGGTTGATGGCTGTCCACGCCGTTTTCTTTTCTGTGGAAATTGAACCAAGTGCGGCGCGCATTCTTTCAATGGGCGACATGCGCCATCGTCTCCAACCGCTACGAAGACACGATGGAATTGCAGCTTGTCGTCGTACATGTAAAAGAAACCGACCTCAAACGTCTGGTTGTTTGTTTGCTGGACGTTGTATGGCCGATTTATTTTTCGGAAATATCTAAATTTTACTTTGATAAAGGTTTCGTCTTTTTCCTTTTCTACGCCGCAATGAACCGCACCAAATGCTGGTAATCCAGACATAACAGCGCCAGCGCTGGGGACGCACTCGCCTAGCGCTGCGGAATTAGCAACTGCACAACCAATTTTATGCAGATCGCAATAGGCATCCGGTGCTTTCTTGCGCATGATGTCAAACGCGCTGAATGCGTCGTCCAGATTTTCAAGCAGGTCGCCCAAGTAATAGTGACCGCCCCAGTGCGTGTCTTCTTTCCGCTGCGGCTTTTTTCTTGTCACTGCTTGCGGCGCTACTGGCTCTTCTGGCTTTTTGAAAAGCGCCAAGAATTTTTCGATCATGGTCTTGATGAACTTCATCGTCTCTCTCCTTTAGATTAGCATCTCCTGCGCATACAGCGCGATCAGCGCCGCTTCCGCGCGGCCATCGTCCTTGGCCCGCTTGAACATGTCGGCCCGTTCAGGGAACCTCTGCATGGCCAGCCCGCGCGACACACCCTTGTCTCTGGTCAGACCAAAGTGGGCCTTCCACTTGCTGGGCGTCACGAACTGCGTGGGTATCTTGTGGCCTGCCAGCGCCATCTGGATGGCACCGTAGCCCTGCCCGAAACGGAACATAGACACCACGCCCTGCCCGCGCATAGCGCCGACCTGTTCAACGACTGCCATGTGCGGGCCGTCATCTTCTGGTGCCAGCAGGTCGAACAGCGTGTGCAGGTCTAGTTCGACCTTGCCCTTGCTGTTTGGGATCGTTGGCATGTCGTACAGGTGCAGCGCGCGGACGGCTGGTCGCCAGATCGCGATGGCACCCGAATAGCCGGGGTCGATGCCGTAGATCACCATCAGTTTTCGGCCTCCAAGGCCACCATGCGGACGTAGGCCGAGATGGTCAGCCCCAGCTTCTCGGCCTTGGCCTTGATCGCCTGATATTGCTGCTGGGTGCAGCGCAGTCGTATTTCCTCTGTGCTTGACATGTGTCGCTCCTTTTCTGGTGGGTGTACATTGCGCGGAGAAAAAATGTACGTCAAGGGAAAGATTGTAGTTGACGCGGTGCCGCGCCCGGTAATAGTCTGGCTGCACGGACGCGGTTTTCCTCCCTACTTTTGCCGCCGCGTCCCAACTGCCGGGGAGATGTCCTCCCGCGTCTCCCCGGCTTTTTTATTTGGAGATGACCATGACACCGAAAGCACTGATCCTTGATTTCATCGCCGCGCTGGCGCTGTTCACGATCCTTGGTGGTCTGCCGCTGATACTGTGGGGTCTGGCGCAGTGACACCGCAGGAAAAGATCGACCGCATCGCGGCGCTGAAGCACCAATTGGAAATCAAGAACGCTGCCTACGACAGCCTTGCCGCCCGCTACAGCGGTGTACGGCCAAGCTGGGTCAGTAGTGATCTGAGCGAACTGGGTCAGTACATCTGGCGCTACAGACAGGAACTGAAAGAATTGGAGGGTGAACAGTGAAAATCGACTTCGACAAGATCACCAACGACCGATGGATAAAGGTCGCGCGGGCGTTGGAAGCCAATGGCTACTGCGCGACCGCAGCGGCCAATGCCCTTGGGTGGCACAGGCAGCAAATTTACGATGTCGTCCACCGGCTGAAGCGGCACGGCCTGATCGAAAAGGGTGTCATCGTCAGCGGCTACGTCGGCACGCAGGCCCGCACTGGTGGGCTGCGCCTTGGCAAGATCACAGAGGTGTCGCGGGAATATGACCTGAACTTCCAGCGGTGGCTGGTCAAGCAAGTGCCAGAAGAGGCGTCCTTGGCCGACTTGCTGCTGTCAATGGCATACGACGTGTACATGGATGAGGTTGAAGAAAAGGCCCGCAAGGCCGCATAAGGAGAGAGAGCATGAAGACGTTTCAGGACTTGGCGAAGAAGCTGAACGGCGGGACGGACCAGCAGACGCGAATGGCAAAGATGGTCACGACGCTGGCAGAGCCAAAGAAATGCCGTGGCATCATTACCAACCGCAACAACGACTTGGCGTGGGCGATGGTCGTCGGAGAGGGTCGTCAGGCATTTATTCCGACTGGGCTGACGCGAAAGCACAGCCTTCGCGCTGGCGACGTTGTGGACATGACTATTGTTGAAAACGACTATGGCCATCGCGACAAGACACCGTACCGCGCGATCATGCTGGATAAGGTGAAGCCGGAAGTGCAGCCTGCGCCCACGCCTGCTTCGCAACCCGTGGCAGCGCCTGAACCCCGCCTGCCCCGCTTTGAGGGCATCAAGGTGGGTAGTGAGACGGAGAAGGTGGCGTCTATGCTGGTTGACGCCATGCGGCCCGGTGAGATTTACCGGACGACGCAGTTTGTGGCTGTCGTCGGCGAGGACAATGCCCGCCAGATCACCAAAATTTTTGATGCGCTGCACAGGTGCGGCCATGTGAACCGCATTCAGGTCACGACCAGTGAGGAACGCCGTGCTGGCCGTGTGTACTGGTCGCTGCCGGGTGCGGCGTTTACGGTTCTGGATGCTGCCTGCTACGACGGGGAGATGACCAATGGCTAAGTGGAACATGACGCTTGTGGATATGCACAGGGCCGAGGTGCAGGCGTTGCGTGACGCAATGGCTAACCTGCTGGGCGGCGCTGAGACTGTGCTTGAGGCATGGGATCGCGGCGATGAGGCCGACTTTAGACAAGCCATCGAAGAGATGCGCGCAGATGTGGAGGCTATGAAATGAGTGATCACGATCTTGACCCAGACCTGCCCGCGCAGCTTGAAGCGGTGGCCCACATGGCCGCCGTTTCCGGCCTGCACATTGAAGGCAAGCGCGTCATGCCCGCAGCGGGTGTCGCCGACATCATCTATGAGGCGCTGTTCGAAATCAAACGACACAGGGGGATTGAAGATGAGTGACGATCTGGTGAAGCGGCTGCGTGACGATAGCGGCGATTGGCTTACTGACCTTGCAGCCGACCGCATCGAGGAACTTGAGGCCAAGGTGGCGAAGGCGGTGGAGTTTGCAGAAATCGTTGAACGGTGTGGACATGGGGCGTTGTGGGACTTGGCCCGCACCACCCTCGCAGAGATCAGAGGAGAAGATTGATGAATAACTGCCCATCCTGTCGTGAACCACTGGACTATCCCTCTGGGGACGGATGCGCTGCTATGACGAAACACAAACCCAATCGCGGGGTCAACGCCGCCCTTCGCCGGGCCGGGTACAAATGCCTGCCAGACTGGTGGGTCACGGAAGCAGAGTTTGACGTGATCTGGAGAATGGCGCACAATCATGAGGAGCACATCAATGAGATACGCGCATTCTACCGCAACAGAGACAGCTACGATGCCACACCATCAGTACCTGACGGGAAGCCAGATTGATGTCATTGCAAAGCTGATGCCTCGGGTGCAGTACCTGCAAGGCCGTGGCCTGACCACACGTCAGATTATTGACACTCTAGTGATTGGCGAAGGGTGGTCTCACGGGGCCGTGATGGACACTCTGGATCGCATCAAGCGGACAAGCCCCAGTCGAAACAGGCCCACTTGACCACAAAGGTTCCCGGCGGCAGCGCCGGGGCCAGCGCATTGGCGATGTAGTTCTCTGTCGCCATTTCGCACGCTTCCAGCGTTTCGAACGCTGGGGCAGGGGGCGTATGGCATTCCCCTGACATGACGCAGATCAGGATCACCGGGCTGAACATACCCCAAGGGTATCACGTTTCTGGCTTTCCACCAAATGTTTCGACCAGCCGGGCTATGTCGGCTGCTTGGTTGTCAGGTGTAAACCGGGCGGGGCCGTAGCTGATTTCGCCTGACGCACTCAGTTCGCTGGTCATTCTCAGACGCATAAGGCCAAGGTCTAGCGCAACGAATGCATAAATATCAGCGTCTCGATTTTCTACATAATATCGATACAGGTTCCGCGCATTTGTCTTTTTGGACGACGCCTTGACCTCCATTCTGACCAGCGCGCCGTCAATGTTCAGGATAAGGTCAAAATCACCATCGACACGGTAGGCTTCAATGCCAGCCGTTTCGAGGATGTGGGCTGCAAGGTATTCCCCGGCGCGCCCGATGCTTGTCTGTTCAGATCGGCCCATTGTATCGCTGCCAGCTATTTCGGCAGTGTCGCTTGCCAAAGATGTAGACCAGCGGGGCGGCTCGGCCTTCTAAATGTTTTTCCCACGCGGCGGCGCACCAACTGCAATCGCGGCCTGTGACGGCCCAGTGCGTCAGGCGAGAAAGGTCTAATATCCAGCGCACACCCCTGCACCTTCAGTTGCCTAGTAATGTTTCTGGAAATAACATAGCATAGGCAACAGTTTGGAGACAGCCATGACTGACGAACAGCTAGACACACTGGTCTATGAACTGACCACCCTGCACCGCATCAACAACCCACGCGCCGTGCATCGCATCTGCGACAACGCGCGGGACGCCATCATCGAACTGCGGGCGAGGCTTGATGACAAGCCCCGCCGTGGCAGGCCGCCGAAAGTGGTTACTGAGACCCACCCATAGAAGCCAGCGGGCCATAGACGGCCATGCGGGTGGACAAGGGCAGGTAGTCTGGCTGCCCCAGAAGCTGATTGCGCAGGTATGCCTGCCCCAGAGGGTCTTGCGCCATAGCACGCTGCGCGGGCCGCGCCATGCGCGCCAAGATCGCCATGATAGCGCTAGGGCCACCACCGCCACCAATGGTGGCCATTGTTTCAGCGGTTTGACCAGCGGCAACCTCTGGTATGGATCGCACGCCACCAGCGGAAACAGCAGGAGCAGTGCGCAGAACCTGTTCACCAGCGCGCGCTAGGTCTCCAAACAACCCTCTTTCGCCTGCAACGTACTGCGTGCCGCCTTGCTGCCGCAGCGCCTGCGCCAGCGCCTGTGGGCTGACAGTGTTTTCCAGTCCCGCCTCGCCAGCGCGTGTCGCGGCAGTTTGGAACGCCAAGTAATCACGCCACTGCTGCCGCGCAGTATTCAACTCTGGTATGAGGTCGGCCTGCCCTGCGTTGCGAAGGCTGGAATCAATAACACCATCCAGTTCGCGAACAAGGGCGACAGCCGCCTGATTGGTCGCGGGGTCAGTTGTGGTCGCTGCAGTGCGGCTAAGCTGGCTGCGGAAGCGCAGCAGTTCTTTTGATGTGATCTGCCTGCCGCCACTTAGGGCTTCATCGAAATACTTTACGAAATCATCAATCAGGTTGATCCGCGCGCCTGCCTGAACGCCACGCCCATATACGGTTGCAATGTCCTGAAGGCGAGACACGATCTCGGTTGGGTTGCTGGCCGGGGACGTACTGGTCGGATCAACACGCAGCCCGGCTGTCACATCGTCAAACTTGTCGCCAATCCGGCTCTGCTGCGCCCGCAGCACCCTTCCGATGTCGTCGCCGGGCTGGCCGCCAAAAGACTTAACCACCGCATTGGTGAAGCTGCGAAGCTGTTCGGGTGATGCTGCTAGGGAATCCTCCAGCATCTGCAGGCCGGGGTCGCCAACAACTTGGCCGGATTTTAGCGGAATGCCTTGCTCTTCAAGCAGCTTGACGCGCTCCAAGCGCTGCTGGCTGACCCCGCCGTATGGGGACGCCAGCCGCTGCAAGCCACCAAGCGCTGTCGGTCCCAGAATGCTGCCAGCAATGCGCCCAACGGTCTGGCCCGTCTCGCCGAATTCCAGTGCCTCCGCTGCGCGTTCGCCCGCCTCAGCGCCAACTGCCGGGGCAAGGACACCGTATGCGGTCTTGGCCGCTGCGCCGCCGGGGGTCAGGAAATAGCCGGGGGCCATTTCCCCGGCTGTTTTGGCGAACTTGCCAGCGGCGGTTTCCGGCTGGTATCCCATCATCTGTCTGACCGCTTCAGGCATACTCTGCTGGAGTACCTGCACGCTGGGCTGCTTAGGCTCTACGTCGGCCCCGACGATGCGGCGGCCAATCCGAGATGGCAAGTCAAGGATGTCGCCGCCCATACCGAAAAATCCTGTCGCGCCGCCAATCAAGCCAGCCGCTCCACCTCGCGCCACATCCTCGACCATGCCCCGCGCCCGCTGAAACTCTGGGCTTTCGGCAGGCTGTACGGAAAGCATCTCCTCAATGGCCGCCGCCGCAGCCTCTGCGCTGGGTGCTTCCACGCGGTACATTTTGCCGTCAGCGCCTTGGACGCGAAAGTTGGCCATGATGTCAGTCCTCGAATACTTGGATGCCGCTGGGGCTGGTGTAGACAGGGGTTTTAGCTGCGCCGCCTTCAGCCGCAGTAATTGACTTATGCGGGATCGGCTTTCCCTCCGCACGGGCCAGAGCGTTTTCGTAAACGCGCTGCAATTCAGTCAGGGCCTTGTTGTAGTCTTCCTTTGTCACGCGGCGATTACCGAGGCGCTGCAGCGCTGCTGTGGCTGTCTGACCTTCAATCACTGTGATTTGCCCGCCACCTTTGAGCGTCTCAAACGCCTCAAGGAACGTCTGCGCGGTAAGCTGATTGATCTTACCAAGGACATCGGCCTCATCCTCATTAAGGAACGCAGTGTCCATTGCGCGCTGATACCAAGTCGGGCCGCCCTCTGCTGTGGCACCGCCAGTCAAGGAGCCGCCAAGCTGCCCAGAATAGCGACCAAGAACACCCTCAAGGTTGGGGTCTTCCTTGACCTGTTTGATCTGGTCAATCGCGCTGCGCGCCTTCAGTGCTTGGTCCTCATCCGCCAAGGCTTTTTCAGCGGCCTTTACGCCAGCAGCTTGTGCATCTGTGATCTGCCTGTTGACCTGTTCAAGTTCAACCTGGAGGACGCGCATTGATGTCGCATCGCTACCGGTTGCCGCCAGAGCGCGCCGCTGATTCGTAATTTCGTCACGCCGCTTGATTAAATCAGCGATCTGCGCGCCTTCATCGGACACTGGCGCAGCATCTGTAGCGGTCACTGTCGGACCGGCAGCGACACGCGGCTCTGCGACCGCTGGGGCTTCTGGCAGCGGCGACACGTCCACAGCCGGAGTTGGCGCAACGCCAGTAGGCACGACATCAGGCTCCATCGGGATAGCTGCAACACCGCCAGTCGCTGGCGCAGATACAGGCGTAACCTGTGCCGGTTCGCCGCCTTGCAGTCCGAATGCCACGCGGCTTGCCATCTGGTCTAGCTGTGCAAGCTGTTGCCTGTCAGCGTCGGAGACTGGCATCCCAAATGCTTCTTGGCGGGCAATCCTTTGCGCGATGCTGTCGCGGAGAACACTGATCCCCTGCAGCGCCTGAACTTGGTTCTGCAGGATGCCCTGCTTCCGCAGCCGTTCCCGTTCCTTGGCCGCTTCAAACCCACCCAGTGCCTGCTGGAAATACCCACCTTCCTGACCCTGCAGGGCAGCCGCAGCATCCCGCAGCGCGGCAAATCCCAACATGGTCCGCTGGGATCGGGACAGGTTGGCAAAGGGGTCTGTCTCCACACTGGCTGCCGTGTCTTCCTGCATGCCCGGAAAGAGGCGGCTGAAGAGGCCGCCACGCGGCTGCGGATCAGGTGTCATCGTCATAGTGGTCGATCCTTGTGTGCTGACACGCGGCTGGTATTCCATGCTGGTGCGCCCCATGACCTTGGGGACATAAGCCTGCGTTTCCTTGTATGGCGGGATGCCGCCGTATTTCTGAACAGCGCCCGGACCAGCATTGTAAGCGGCCAGAGCCAGTGGCCACTGCCCAAACGTATCATACTGCTGGCGCAGGTACTTTGCGCCGCCGTAGATGTTTTGCTGAGGGTCATAGGGGTCAACGCCAAGTTCTTTTGCCGTTCCCGGCATAAGCTGCGCGGGTCCAATGGCACCCGCGTCGGACACAACATCCGGCTTCCAGCTACTCTCCTGCTGGATCAGGCTGAAGAACAGGTCTTGCGGGATGCCGTACTGCGCCGCCGCTGCCGTTGCTATGTCCTGCAGGCTACTCATGCCGCCGCACCAGCCTCCGCATTCAGACCTGCGTAATCGACCCGCAGGTAGCCGTCAGCGCCGCGCCGCACCAAGTGCGGGTGCGTCTGCATCAGTTCGTCTGCCATGACGCCATAGGTTGGGTGGCCTTCCACGCCGATTGCGCGAGCGGTGTTGTTCCAGTCCCATGTGTAATAGCTGATGCCGTTGCGCCTGCCTGCCGGTCGGACGTTTACCTTCAGGCGGCGGTCGGACGGGGGGAACGTCGCCAGCGCCTGACCGGCAGATGCGACCGCACCCAAGATTTGCCCAAAGCCGGGCTTGTTGCTAGTCGTCTGCGACTGGCCAATCGCACCGGATGTACCGGCAGCCCCGCCCGTCAGGGCTGAGAGGATGCCAAGGTCGTAGCCTTGCTCTCGCAGGAACTCATTAAATCGAGCCTCTAGTTCAGCCTGATTTGTGGTCTGCTGCAATGCGCCAATCTGCTGCAATCCACTTGCGGCAGCGCCAGCAG